AGATACGATATTAGCCAGGTAGTCATTTGATATGTCTTTTTCTTTTAATTTTGAAATAACATAACTTTCAAAAGAACGCGCTGCCATTTCTCGCATGGTTCCCCAATAATCTTTTGTCCGCTTGCCATCGAGTATCCTTGCGCGTTTTGGCAGACCTGATTCTTTAATTGCATCAGATATGCCTTTAAACCTTGCTACCATCGCAGGACGGATGGATTTATTTAACAGTTCTCGTGGGCGCTCAGTAACAAAGGACGCGCCTTCACCACGTATTCTTGAGAAATAATTATCTAAGCCATGAAACCACTCGTGAGCAAGCGATCCGGCACCATCTTTCTTAGTCAGATTGATGACGATTTTATCTTGCTCATAATGCGCTTTAGCTGCATCTTTACCACCAATTCCACGCGCACCAAAGGCTAAACCAAGTTCTCCATTCAGCGATAATGATTTAGGCGGTATATCCAGAAGTTTAGCCAGATCCATCAGCCCATCGTAGGCATCGTTAATGTCTTGCTGGCGTTTTTCCTGACCAACCCAATTACCAAATTCAACGCCACGGAACCCGAATGTATCTGCAAATTCTTCAGCCGTTACATTCTTACCGTTACGATAATCTTCACCTAAACGAGCAGTATTAACGTCTTTCCTATGTTTTGGAATCGCTTTGAACTTTTCTAACTTATCTTCTATTTCCTGCTGGTTTTCATTAACATAAGCCCTTGCTTCAGCCGATGTTTCAAACCCTTCTGCAAGGTCAGCATGGTTCCGCCCGATCTTTTTACCAATTATCCAGCCACGACTACCCTCTGTGCCACGGTACTTATATACATCAAACTTTGTTACACGCTTACCTTTTGGCTGATTTTCTATTGTCTCTGCATGTTTTTTTAATGCAGCAATGGCTTCTTCTCGTGTATCGGCTTGTATAATATTTCCACCCATGCCGCCAAACGATTCCTTACTTTTAGCGGTAACATCAACCACCCATTTTGTTACATTTTTCTCACCATTCCAGATAGTATAATGCACTTTTTCGAGCGTCACGCCTTTTAAGCTGGCACCGCTTTCAGGAAACCCGAACTCAATCAGCAAATCAATACGGTCAGCTAGTTTAGATAGGTTTTCATTCTCACGCAGACCAGAAATGAATTTATCGGCGAAGCTATCACTATCAAGAATACTATTAGCAGTATTACGCGCCAACTTAACCGCTTCAACATAACGTGCTTTTTTGTACAGAGTTCGCCCTTTTGTTGGTATCTCGTCACGCATTACCTTGATAGCCGCAAGCGCCGTTTTATCCGCACCATTAGCTGCCAATGCTTTATAGTTTGGCTCAGGAAATGACTTGCTTAGTGGCAAAGTTTCAAGTTCATCTTGAGATAGATTCTTGCCTACCTGCTCTCTAAATCCAGACCATGCATCTTTTCTGGAACCGCCTATTTTCTCACCGAAGTCTTCAATCTTCTCACCAGAAACTTGATCCATATCATCTTTTTTTGTTTCTTGGTTAGCTTTTGATTTAACGGCTTTATTGTCAGCCTTGTCAATTACGGCTCCAGTCTTTATTTTATTTTCTTGACTGGTTTTTGATTCTTTATCAACCGTATCAGTTTTTACCTCTGTTTCTTTATTTTGAGTTTTGTCAGCAGGGTAAGCCGCTTTCAAATCATCCAGCGTGTATTCACCACTGCGAAATTTGCTAATAGCATCAAGGCGGTCTTTTCCGGTAATGGCAGCGTCATCAAGTACTTTAGTTGCAGTTAGTTCGTTAGATTCTTTTGTCTTGGCTTCTTCCTGTTTTGTTTTTTCTTGAGTTTTGCCAGTTTCTGTCTTAATGCTTTTGTTTATGTCGGTAACAGGGGTAGTTTCCGACTTAACAGTGGGTTCAGCTTGTTTTGCGGCTTCTGTTGTAAAGGTTTGTGTGTTTGATTGTAAAGGTTTGGCAGCTTCGTTGAATGTATTAGCCCATTGTTTCGCCAATGTGTCATTATTTTCAAACAAGATTGCCTTAATATCTTTAAGTGATTTGTCACCGTTTGTTACTTTTTCAACCCATCCTTTAACTGCTTTAATGTCGCTTGCTATGCTTTGCAATACTTGCCCATGTTTTTTACGATTGAGTTTTCCAATATTTACTTTATTGCCATTATCGAATTCGATGTTTCCTTTATGATCTTTTGGCGCATTACCTGAAACTGTTTTGTGCTGTGACTCAAGAAACGTAATAACAGCGTTTAATTCTGCAATATCTTTATCCCTGTTGCCTGCGTGGTCAGATACTTCTATAGGTTTTTTATTTTTTGTATCATTGCCGTCGTTGAAGAATGTATCTAGTAGGTCGCTCTCGCTGTCCTTTTTCCCTTCTGGATTTGCCCTGTCAATAGCTCTTTTTAAAGAAACCGCATCTAATGTAAGTTTAGCGCGTTTATTGCCAAGTACGCCGGTTACTACATAACCATCATTTGTAATTGAGTCAATCGAGACACCACGAATCATTTTTCCTGTGTTTGGTGTTATTTTTCCTATTTTTTGACCAACAACAAAATTAAGTTTAGTTTTCGTTTCTACTATTTTTTTCTTAAAATTTTGATTATCAATATATTGCCATGCGTTAGATATTTCTGTTTGAACTGCACCGCCATCTACGCCATTTTCAATGTTTTCAGGGATGAAGTCACCCAGGTCTTTTCTAACAAAATCGACGGCTTCTCTATATGATTTAACGCCACTTTCTTTTGCTTTTTGTACAGACTCGATTAGTTTAATGTCTTTTTTATCAGGCGTAGTACGTTCAAGATTAATGTTGCGCCATTTATTATTCGACTCTGTAGATGTTTTACTAAGTTGATAGATGTTGCTGGTTTCGGCTTCTTTTTGTCCAGTGGCAGGCTCAACCAGATTGTTTTCAGGGCTGGTCGCTGCTTCGTGTGCCGCTTTATCAATCAGCTTTTTCTTTTTTAAGTTCCCTGATTTTGCTCTTTCTGGCTTGATTGTTTCTGCTTCCGGCGCTGTCTGCGCTGGTGCAATACGTGCATTGCTACCAGGTTCACTTTGCTCTTGTCGATTTTCCTGTCCTTTTTCATTGGTTTTATCCTCACTAATAACTAATTCATATAAAGCACGTGCAATGTCTTTTGTTTCAACACCTTCTGTACCCAGCGCATCTACAACGGCATTAGTTTGAGCTTCCCCGACTTTTTCTTCTGCCAGGTCTGCCAATCTTGCTAAGGCATCGGCTTCTTTGCTTATTTTTTCCGACTCAACCGAATCAAGCGAAGTTGTATACTCAGTATAATCATTTTCATATTCGTTTAAATCATTATCTGTTGCTTCCCATTCATTGTAGGCTTCTTCAAATGAATCGTTATCACGGCGATTGTTGTACATAAAATCAGCAACATCAACACCGTATTTTTCTTTTAATTCTTTATAGTCTTTAAAGTCTTTTATTCGTGACTCGCCTTTTTTAATTAATGGCCGAATGTAATCCAGCGTTGCATTCGCGTCTGCCTGTGCCACAGCTTCTTCAGGTGAATAGGTTTTTTCTCCATTAATACCCGCATGAAGAATTTCTAATACTGCGTTTTTATCTAACCGTTCTCCATCTTCACCGGCAAAGCCGTATTCATGCAGTAGCTCACCAATATCGTCAACCCCCCTGCCGCCATTATGCGGAAACACTGTCTTGCCAAATACCGGCGCTTTCAGTTTTTTAATGTCTTCTGGATCTACGCCTTCGTCAATGGCACTTTGCCGATCAACCCCACCAGCTTGTGCAATGATGGAAAACGCATCATTACCACCTTTGGATAGCTCTTTTTCCTGTTTGCGTAACTGCCTTAATCCACTGCGTACATCACGAGAATTGTGCGACTCAACCAGTTCATCGAAACTACGTTCCTTTTGTTTTGGTGTTTCGTAATCAATCTGGTGTGCCGCATCAAACCAGTCTGAAGCAGACTCCGGCGCTTTCTTTTCACCCGTTTTAGTATCAACATACTCAAAATCAATACTGTTATTGTCTTTTATGCCTTGTTGGTTTTTGGCTACAAGCGTTAGTTTATCTTCTTGATCTGCCTCAATATCTGACTCGTTAAAATCAATACTGTTCTCTGTTTCACCGGCTGCCCCTTTTGCTCCCCTTACAGGTTTGCCAAAGTCACTGGTATCAATACTTGAAATTTCTTTTTCTGTTTCGCCAATCTTTTTATTATCCGCTTTAACTAATTCAGAAACATCACTATCAGGCGCAAACCTGGCTTTGATTCGTTCGTTACCTGCTTTAACCAATTCAGGATCAATATCAGTCGAAACAGGCATATCACCTTCAACGGCGGTAATATCCTCGGTATTATCGCTTTTTTGCTTAATATCTTTATTAGTGCCACCTCTTGATGCAAGCTCCCCCTTTAGTGCGCTTATTGCATCTTTTAACTTTTCGTCGCCTTTTCTTCGATTAAAAACATCTTCAGCGCTGCTAATAATCGTGTTTAGTTTTTTGGTAGGTATTAACTCAAGATTTCCCTCTAGTGTTGAGGCTATAATAATTTTTGCTTTTTTAGGGTCGCCTATTGTTCGGTTGTAACCATAAACGCCAGTGCCTACCGTTCCCCCCATGACAGTTGTTAATAAAAAAGTTGCCGGGGCGATTTCTTTAAACGCTTCAAAAACATCAGCAGGGCTTGTAAACGATCTTTTTTCTTTATCGCTCAATCCAGCATCAACGGCAACATTACCCTGCCCGATTTGGGTCACCGTTTCCGTGGCAAACTCTACGCCATATACTGAACTTAATTTTGTTACTAGCCGTGATGCAACGTTTTTTCCTAAAAACTGCCTTAAAGGCGCTGTAATTATTTTTAATCCAGCAACGTTACCAATAGCTTCCGGCACTGCTTCCCAGTAACCAGATTCATTAGCTAACCCTCTTATTGTTTTTGTGTATGATTTGGTTTCGGCATCGGTCATCGGCGATTTGCCAGTAAACTCGCGCTCTCTATTTTTAACATCAACCGCTGATGTTAAAAATTCATTTGTTGCCATTCTTTGCGCTGCCACTCCTGACGCTAATCCACCGCCAGCCCATGATGTACCAGGCACAGGGATTGGTGCGGCAGCTATAGCGCCAGTAAGCCCAGCGGCCATTGAAACAGTTGAAAAAGCAAGATTATTGCCTAATTCTCTGAAGTCTTTAGCCGTATAGCCAAATAATATTTTTTCATTAACGCCGGGTTCTGAGATACGTTTTTCGAGCAACTCGCCTGCTTCTTTTCGCCATTCATCCATCCGATTGTATTCAGCGTAAGGAGTATCACCTTCAATAACAGAGGCTACTTTACCCTTAGCATAAGTTGGCACATCGGCAATCGTTCGGGCAAATTCACCAATAAGACCACGACTTCCAGTTTTTTTCGCCACAGGCTCTTGTTCAAATGAGGGCAGGTTATTAAGCAAAGACGCATCAAAATTTGATTCATCAGAGTATGGCGCAAAAGCGTTATTTTGATTTTTGCTATCATCTGTTTCTGAGTCGTTTGAAAAGAAACCAGAAGAATCATACTGTACTAAGTCTGTAGATGGGCTACTTTCCTCTTCAAAGAAAGAAGAAGAGTCGTATTTACTGGCTTGAGCGCTGTTTTCGGGCATTTTCAATATCTCAATAGATTTATCTAAGAATTTAACCTTATATTAAATCAGCTTTCTACCATTAAAAAGCCCGAATTAACGGGCTGTAGAGGGTTTAGCTATGGAGGATAAAATATTATGTCAAAATCACAAAGCAGACTTAACAATCGCTTGTTCAGTGTCAACATGCATGGTTTTTTTAAGTTCATTAATTTCTTTTTGAAGATCAGCATTTAATGCATTGGCATCATAAAGTTGAATCGCAATATCTTCGTCAATACTAAACGCTTCTTCAAACAACGGATCAACCTTCACTTCTTCTACATCACTTGTATGTTCAACAATTTTTTGTATTTCACAAAGCGGTTTAAAAACTATATAGCCATGTTTTTCAAGATACCCTTTAAGCATATTATTTATTAATTTCATTTTTTTAACCTCTTTAATTATTACTTGCAATTGTGATTTTCTCACTATTGAGATACTTACGAATAATGGCTATTTTTTTCTTCGTTAATTTTCTGACTAACGAACTATCAAGCAAGGCAAGCCGGACTGTCTCAGGCGACAAGCCTTTCAAATTACCTGTTCTGCTATTTAATCGTTGTTTGACCTGCCGCGCCGCACCTCTAACCTTATTACCGTGTACCTGTCTTTTTCTGATCTGAGAAATGCCCCCTCCAAAATCGGGTTCCTCTGGCAATAAATCCTGTATATCTGCTTTAATTGCGTCCAGCTTTGATTTTGATTTTGTAATACCAGACGAATACCCGCCTGATAACCCCTGATCTGGCTTTTCTGGTTCGCTAATTTCGGTATCATCAGCCATTGCAACAACCGTTGTATCTAAAGCCTTGTCCAAGGTATCCTTTGCTGGGTCAATACCCGTCTGACCATGCTCTAACCCACCCTGTGCCACTGCATTTTCTGGCGCAGGCGTTTCAATTGGAGCGTTATTGGCCTTTGTTTCAACTTTATTTGCCTTAATATCTTCCTGCATTTTTTGCTGGATTATATCGTCTGGCCAACCGAGTTTTTTTGCTTTTTCATAGTATTGCTCCTGCGTCAGTTTTTTAGGCTGTGTTTCGCTTTTTGTGTTAGTTGTACCGGTCTGCTGTAGTTGGTTTAAGCGTTCATCGACAATGGATTCCAGCACAAGCCTAACTCGCTCCTCTTTCCATTCATCTTCCGGGATAACGCCTATTTCAACACCTTCTTCAAACTCTTCGTTTACAATCTTTTCTGCTTGTTTTGCATATACAAGCAAGTCTCTTTGTGCGTCACGCGATGCACCGGCTCTATCGCCATTTCTAGCAATCTCGTAAGCCACACCAAGCACCCCTATCCGGGAAGAAGCGTCAGCTTTAGATACATACTGAAAGCCCATTGTATCTAGTGCTGTCTGTGTAATATCGCCTCTTTTTGTGTGATAATCTACCCGCTCCTTACTTATTTTATTCTGTTGTGCCTGTGCTTTGCTTGCCCCGGTCTCACCACCAGCTCTAACGTTGGCAACGGCTAAACTACCGGTATTTTGCAAACCTATTTGCGCTAATTTGTCTTCCTGTGCTCGCACTGCTTTCGCTTGCTCTGCTTCCATTCTTGTTATTTCATTAGGATTTGTTATGCCTGTAAGAGCCATGCCGATTTCATCACGACTCATAGGCGCTGTTTTATCTTGACCATTTATCTGAAAAGTAATTAAATACTTACCGTTTTTGGTTTTTGGTTTTTCTATGTTTGTGATTTGGTTGCCATCATCTATCGAGTTATAAAGTGGCATTATTCCAGAAATATCACCAGAGATCATAAAAGCGCTTCTGACCTTTCTTCCCATCTCCGCTCTCTGGTAGGTTTTTTCTTGTCTGCCATAATTTACATCAGCCCGTACATAAGAATCATCGTTCCTTTCATCTAAAACTTGCTGGCGTTCACGCCGACTTTGTTGGTATTCGCGTGATCGCTCTGCATCTTCTAACCCCTGATTATAAGTTTCATCAGCACGATAATCGGCCTTAATGTTACGCATTGCGCGTGATGCACCTGTTAATACACTACCTAAACCGTATGTGCTACTCATAATAATTACCTTTAATAATAAGCATTGTAATCTGCTTCTGTGACACCGTAATCATCCCATGCATTAGTAGCGGGAGCTCTCATGTTATATATCTGACCAGCAAGCTCTAAACCACCCTGCACAATACCGCCTGCGTTCGCGGCATTGTTGTTTGCTATATTGCCGTATTGGCTGGCTATGCCGCCGTATGCGGAAAGTGAAGCCGTTGGCGATAAACTGGTTCCACCAGAGGCTTGCGTTGGCCTGTTGCCACCAGGGGCGCGACCACTGGCAACCGATAAGCGGCTAAAGTTTTCATTTTCAACCCGGTCTTTTTCATTCTCACGCGCAAGGTTAATAGCGCCAGAACTGGCTTTTGCCTCAGCTAGACCATATTGACGCTCATTACTGCGGTACGCTCCTGAATCTGGACGAACACCACGGCGCTCTAAGTTTCTTTGTTCGGTTCCACGTGCAACATCAAATTGACCGGCTACGGTTTCAGCGGCTTCACGAGTAGCCCTGTCAGTCTGATCGCGCACCCCCTCCTGAGCCATCGTAGCGAATTGTTCTTGAACCGGGCGGTAAAAGTCAGTGTATAGCTTATAATCATCCTCCCCGCGCTGTTGTGCTAGTTTTCGTGCATCAATCCCCAGCTCTTGCGCTTCTATTTCAAGCGGCAGAATGTTTTCTGAGTATTGCTCCCACTGTTCTCGTGCAAGCTGGTTTTGTTCATTTAATGCTGCCTGTTGCGCTCTCGCTGCATCACTTGCATCACCTTGCGCTTCTGCGCCCATAAGCAGGCTTGCCCCGCCTATCGCTATACCGGCTATTGCTGCTGACATAATAAATCTCCAATATTTCCAACTAAATTCAAATCTTTATGTGAATTAAAAAATAACGCCTTTTCTGCCTCAGTCACCGTTGTTTTATCGGTGTGATGAACATCCATCCATACTGTGTCTTCTAAAATATATGCAATACGCTGAACCCCTGCTTTTGATACAAATTGCGCTGGAGCAGTTACCATCTTAATACCAAATTCATCAGCAACAAGTAGTTTCCCTTTCATCACATAAACCATGCTTTCAAAACGATGTATTTTGCCAACAATAATATGTCCCGCAGGAATATGAATTTCACGCGAATAAACCCCGTCAGCAAATACATGGAATAATGGATATGGATTTTCGCCTAAATTTTCGGGCAACGATTGTATGTAATCAGCAAATGTCGTTATATCTTTTCGATTATGATACGGGCTATTAAAAAAGGTCTCAGCAACCCTTCTAATTTTGTCTTTATGACTAAGCGCTACTTCTTTACAACCAAAAGTAACAACAACAGGGTTAAAACGATAAGCTGTAACTGGATTAAGAAAACATTGGGCATTCATTTTATTTTATCCGCGTTTACCACGCCAGCATCTATCATATCCTGCACACTCGGGCGCTTAATGCTCGTGCCTACCCGGTTAACATCTCTTTGCATCCCTTCAACTTGTGCTTTTATCGCCAATAAAAACCGTTTTAAATTCGGGTCTTGTATTGATGACAAAGTAGATATTGACGGTATTTGTGTTAGTTTTTTACTCATGCTTTTTGTAAATCTGAAATGCTTTCAGCAATCGTTACTTCATGGAAGTTCATCCCACTTCCAGACAGTTCAATTTCGTATTCATCAGCGTTATAACCACCGGGCAATCTAAACGGTCTGGAATCAGTTAATGGCTGTTCATAATGCAGTTCACCATTAACATAAAGTTTAAAGGTTGCTGAAAGACTGCTGCCGCTAATATCTTTTGTTGTGTCAATGTAGGGGCCAGAACCCACCGCAAACTCTCCAACGGCATGACCACCAAATGATCCATTAACAGAATTATCTTTAGCGTCCAAAAATGCCACAACTTTGGCAATTTCAGCCGGTTTGTCTACCAGGGCAATACCACCGGCAGCCGAAAACTTAACCTGGGCTGCCTGCATGGTTGTTTGCGTTCCCAGGATAAAACGTTTTGATTTCCATTGTGCGGTAATAAAACCGCCGCCTTTGCCAAAATTAACAATAAAATCGCCATCAACTAAATATAAATTACCGTCTTCTAAATGATTATAAGCGGCTGTTGCGTAGACGCTTAATACGGTTAAGGTTGAATCTGGCTCTGAGGGATCGAAAACAAGCGCCCCCCTTCGCGAAGCCCCGCCATCATTATCCAGACCACCTTCAAAAAACACATAATAACGGTCGTCATGGACTACTGCATTCATTGACGAAGGATTGTATTCACGCCAGTCAATTTCTTTTAACCAGTTGCGGGTAATAATGCTGGGCGCACCAGATGAAGATATGTAAGCCAAGCCATCCGGGCAGGCGTATATCATGCCGTTTTTTATACTAACAATTGAACGCTTAGAAACACATGCCTGGAAAAAATCCAGTTCATCAGCACCCATAAACGCAGGATCATTGCCGGTTACGATATAAGGATTACCCTTTGTGGTAACGATAATAGTTGAACCGACTGTAGCAAGACCAACAATCTCATAAGAGAAATTTTGATCATAACCTGTCGGGAACGCATGTGGCATGAAGGGCTCAGATAAATACAAAGTATTGCCTTTAAACCCGGCTATTACCCCATTAGTTAAACCAATCAACCCTTTTATATCTTGTGGTGGACTGGTCCAGTCAATACTCGGCAGCTCTTCGCCTAAGAGCGTGTCATCAAGTGTATCGTTATGAGTGGTTTGCGCGACGGGTATTTCAGTAACGAAACGAAACTTGCCCGATACCGTCCGGTAAATCCGCTTAGTCATATTGGTCACTTGTAGATTAGCTTCACGTGTCCACGTGCCACCAGATGTATAAGTGCCAGAAGGTGACAAGGCTACACTAAACGTGGTGGCCGTTAGCCGAGTGACAGGTAAAGGATTGGCATTATTGAAGGTATCCGGTAAATCACCGGTACCAACAATGTTACTAAAATTAACATAGTCACCTGTTTCAAGAAAATGCGCGGCACTCACCGTAAAAGTGGCGACTCCACCACCTATAGCAATGTTTGTAATCGTACCGGTATTTAATGGCGCAATATCCATGACGGATAAATCCCATGAGCCATCAACAAAACCCGTTATGGTGACATGGGGCGAGGGCGCGCTTTCTTCACCCCATGCAGTGACGTAGGTGTAAACGTAATCACGGGTAATGGTGGTGCCAGAACCACCGGTCACGCTTAATGCTGGCGCATTATCCGGCGCAGGCAAGCCCAAACGATACCAGTCAAGCGGGTAGTTTGTCCCTGCGCCATTACTCGCTAATGTTAAATTAGTCGATTTAATACCATAATGACCAGAGTAATATATTCGGTCACTATCACTGGATGATAACGGGGAGCGAACCACATCAACATCTTCATTCCAGTGTAAAAATAATGGCCCGAGCTTGTGTATCGTTTGAATGTCGCCCTCTTTACCGGGCACGTCAACAATCACACTGCTGCGTAATGAGCGGACTTCATTACTCCATAAATCACAGTTTAATGCTTCTTGTGCAAATGAAGGGTGCAGTTTTCGTTTTGCATATCTTGGCGCAATACCGTTAAACTTTTTTATGCTGATTATCGACACGAGGTTTAATACTCTACGATAAATTCTTTTATTACATTAATGTCGGCGATATTTTCAATATCGTTCAAATATTGTTGTTTACGCGCTAATTTCATTTGATAATTACTGCCAATAATAAGCACGATATTTTTTGCTTCATTCAGCGTCAGTTTTTGCGCGGTATTATCTACCGCATAAAAAACAACATTATCAACCTTTGCCATTACTGCCAGGTTTTTAGCTTCATTTAATCTCACCCACGATTCAAAATCGCCGTGGTATTCAACGCCGTCTATCACAATAGGCTCTAATGTCGCCTGTTTGAATTTGTAACGGATTTCATTGTTTGCGGCCTGTTTTAAATAAGGCAGCGGGTCGATATCGACTACCGGTTCAACATAGTCAATCCACTTACTGCCTGTCCATTGCTGTGCCAATGCGTCTTTATTGTGTCGATTAAAAATACTGGCAGGCATATGTACCATGCCTTTTGGTATTTCATCGCTTTTATGGCCCTTTGATGTTATAAAATAAACATCAGGCACACCGTTTTTATCTACTTTTGTATAATACATTTTTCTTCCTAAGCATAAATCTTTTTAGCTAGAACAAGGTTTTCTAAATTAAACCCCTTTATTCTTACGTTAGTGCCGTCAGAGATTACTTGCGCTGAAGCCCTTGTTTCAGTAGTAAAAAATACTCCTGTGTCATCGTCTTCTTCCGTGTGAGAAAATAGCGTAAACAGTGCTTGCCAATCACCTGTTGGCCCATTGTGAGTTTCAACCACAACTGAATAGTTTCTTATCGAAGGATTAAGCCGATTAAATACTCTGTTTTTACCGGTTATATTCCATACCCCGACAGGTACCAATACACCGGAAGTGTTAAAAGATCTATCACTGCTTGAATCTGTGCGGTTTAAATCATCGGCAAATGTCAGCGTATTATCTTGAATATGGGATGAATTGATTGAATCGGCAGCTTGAGCTGCATTAATAGTAATATTAGCGGAGCCATCAAACGCAGCATCGCCACTGACACTGCCGCTAACGGCAATGGTTCTTGCGGTACTTAATGTATCTGCTGTGCTGGAATTGCCGCTAACGTCACCGGCAAAGCCCTGTTGTGTGCCAGTAAATAACCCGTTTTCTACTGTTTTATTACTAAGGATTTCTGTGCCGCCAATCGTTGCAACATCGGTACTTGCTGACCCTGCGGCCACTCTTTTTATTTGCTTATTAAGCGCATCAAATGCGGTGTCGGTTAAAGCTAATCCCACTGGCCGGAATATATAAGCCGTCCCGTTATCAACAAAGGTATGGATTTTACCGGCCTTAATTGAATTGGCCGGTGGGTTTGAGCCATCTTCCATAATGACTGACCTGGCAGCTAAAGCGTCCAGTTTGAGCGTACAGGCACCACCCGTACTGTTATTACCGGTTCCTATTTTAATCCGTACTTCCTGTCCTGCCGTAAGTGTGAGTGCTGTAGGGGTCATCGCAGCAAGATAACTATCCGGCGCCCCCGTATCGACGCCATAAAAGTAACTGCCGCTCTGAATGCTCGCGCCAGTGATACTGCTTAGGCTGTTATAAAATTCACTGCTTGGCCTGTTTTCAACTATATCGCCTGCATTAAAGGCCACTGTTGTTGCTGCACAGGTAAACACATCACCAAGGCGTGACGTGACTACAACAAATTCATATTCAGCGGTGATTTTATTAAACAAAAGCGCCCGGAAGAAATCACCGCCTGATGGAGCGGGAAACCTGGAACCTTCTCCGGTTTGTACAGTTAGAGCAGTTGAGCCTATTGCCGCATTACCCACTAATGTACTTGTACCAAAATTTGTAAATATTTCAGCCATGTTTATTCTCTACAAGTTCTCAATAACTTTCGGATCAACCGTTGCATCTACGGCAACTTTCTCACCCAATATCTGAAAAAATTGTGAATAATGTTTTGCCGCTCTTGCATAATTAGGCGATTTTTCACTGTCTCGACTAAATAAACGATACAAACACCATTCGACTAATGCCGGTGTATATTGCTCAATGATGGGCACATCTGTATTTTCATCCACCACCGCCACATGATTGGTAGCAAGGCGCATCTCAACATAAACAGCAGTGATGGTATGGACGGGTGGCGTAACATAATAATGTAACGGGCTGGCCGCGTTGTAGATATACTCGCTTATCTCGGTAACAGCCAGGTCATTGTGCCAGTCTGGATTAAAGGTATCGAGTTCTTCTTGTGCAATAGGGCCACGTACCGCTTTACCCGGAATTGCTCCATTCGTTCCCATGTTCCTGATAATACCCATTAGTTTATGGGTATCGCCTGGCAGCGCCTGTTTAGTACCGGGCACTAACCGTACACTGCGAAGCTCTACCAGAGCATCAGGGCGCTTTGATAGTAATACGCGAACAGCATCATCAATCCAGTTGAACACCTGTGTAGACGAGTAGGTAACGCCGCGCACATCATTAATAACTTCTTGCACTGCATCCAATATAAATTTAACCTTCACGTGCAATTCCTCCATCATCAAAATTGATTATCTGATTACTTTTTACTTCTTGGTTCATGGCTTCATTAATGCCTGCAATAAATTTAGCATGGTAATATTTAACCATGGCATCGTTCGTCCATTCTTTTTTCGGCATTGCCATTAATTCTGCTTTAGCGCCAGCGGCCAACGCATCAAAAAACTGGTTATAGAGGTCTTCATCAATAACAGTTCCGTCTGGTAAGGGCTTGACTGAAACCGTGCCAGTTAAACCATTTGTTTTGCTAATACTTGGCTTCGGGAATAATCTCACTTCACTTAATCGCGGCTGATAAAAATATTCAGCTTGTGAACCGGAAAAGGTGCGCCATGGTGCAAACGCGGTACTTGATCCTGATCGCGGCCAATGGGCATCCATTTGTTTCTCACTTTTTGCATAGATAGGCATATCTTTATCAAACAGGGTTTTTATGCCAACAATTTGTGTTTCTGCCGGTATATCCAGGGTATAAACTGACTGACCTGGCGTTATGTTTATCGCCGTCATGTCATGCCGCCATGCTTCTGATATGCTGCAAAACTCAATCACTTTAGTCACAATTTTGTTATTAACTAACGCAGTCGGGCAGCCGGGAACCTCGGGTACAACAAATTTATTTAAAAGACTTAAATTAACTAATGCCATTATTGTTTACTCTGTTTAAGACCAGGTTCGGGTGCGTCCTGTTGTGTTATTTGTTGTCTGGTTGCTTCTTGCTTCCTTGCCACGTGCATGACCAATACCTGCAATAAATTTACTGGTATAAAAACTAACCATTTCAAGATTTGTCCAGTCCTTGCCCGGCATCGCCATTAAATCGGCTTTTACGCCTGCGGTAATCGCGTCATAAAATTGGTTGTATATGTTTCGACTGAGGTTTGTACCATCTGGCAATGGTTTGACTACGATTGTGCCGGTCAGCCCTTTTAGTTTGTTTTGATCTGGCGTAGGGAACAATCTCACCTGATGTATTTCCGGCTGGTAAAAATGTGTAGCTCGGGCACTGGACGCTGTGCGCCATGACTGACAGGGCGAATCTGATCCAGCGTGATAATCTAATGTTGTTTTTAATTGCGGCCAGTTACTATCTATTTGCTGTTCACTTTTCGCGGCAATAGAACAATCATTGTCAAACAGGTTTTTTATGCCAACGACCTGTGTTTCAGGTGGTGTATTGAGCAGATATAACGATTTACCAGCAATAATATCTATTGGAATTATTGTGTGTCGCCACGCCTCTGATGTCTCACAAAATTCAATGGTCTTGGTAACGATTTTATTGTTAATTAAAGCCATCGGGCAGCCGGGAACTTCGGGCGCAATGAATTTTATTAAATCACTGAGTTTTAAATCCGTGTTGTAATAAACGACAACATTATAAGAAATAAGGTTTAATGAAGCGGTCGTTGCATTTATTGCAACCGGCACATCTACATTAACGATCACATCAAAAGCAACCAGATTTAAAACCGGTGTTGATACATTAATTAAAACCGGCGTATTAAGATTAATTACCGCATCAAACGAGGTTAATAATAAACTTGCGGTGGTTGCTTGTATATCTGCAACGGTATCACCCGTTACTATCGTACCTGCTATGTTAGAAGTTGTTAATACGCCATCAACGTATAAATCCCATTTCCACCCAACAATACAATCATCCGTTATTGTTAAATCAAAACTGGTATCTTCGTAAGCGGTAAAATTTGCTATTGATCCAGGCCCTAAAACAACAAAGGGTTCAGTCGTAATCAGCCCCTGTATTTCAAGTAAATTATCAGCAGGCAATACCAATGAGTCATAAGCATAAGCCGCGCCGTGTGCGCCAGTAGCGGGTATATCCTGCCCTGGAATACCCAAACCACCATTACTGCTAACGATATGAGCATTAGCAATTAAAGCGCCATTACCAACCCGGTGAGACATTGTTAGTCTTCCATTTTATTAGCCATTGCAATATCAATGCGCTCAACTGTGGCAACATCAGGGCCAACCAGTAATTGAATCACATCAAGTTGCGGCATACCTGTTTTTTCATCATAGAAACCCGAATCAATACCGCCCAGCATATCAATCGCCTGCGAGACCGCTTCTTCTGGATCATTTGAAAAGTTGCCTGTTTGAGCAAGGGCAACTAAAGGTTGTAATTTTTCAGTGATTTCAATGCCGTTGAAAGTATTACTTTTGCTCTCGTCCGTTTCTTTTTTAGCTAACACTTTATTGTCAGCAAGCAAAGCCATATGCTCACGTGCGCGAGATAACATCGTGGCTATTTTCGGATTACCTCTAAAAGTAAGATTAAATTCTTCTTTTAAGTAATCACGAATTTTATCGACATTATTCAATTCATTTAATACATTGATAACATCATCAATTTCAGATGGATCACTGGCCGTAGAACTGGCTATTACATCTTTGTCTGTACATTCCCCCCATACATCAGGGTGTAACTGCACTAATTTACGACCAATAGAAACCGGCAGTTCAACAATGTCGCCTTTCCCGTTCCAGATAGCGCCAGAGTTTAATATGTTATCTTTTTTCTTCGGCTTGTCGCCCAGGTATTCAACCAGCATTGTTTCTTTATTAGGCATTTTGCATATCCTCAGTTAATGATAGAAAACCGCCCCGAAAGGCGGTTTTCTATTTAGCTTACTTTTGGCCGGTATAAATGTAATCTGCCAACACCTGTAAAGCAGCGGTAGTGATTACATTATTAGCACCTGCCAGTGTGGCAGTGATATAAACATCACCATCCAATACCACAGAAGCCAGTGGGCGATTACCAGTCAAAAGACCTGTTGCAGACAGAGCCGCACCAGCAGCAATGAAATAATCAGGATCATCAAGACCTTCCGATGCAGTGACATATTCATAACCGAATGAAGCCGTGGTTGCAGCGGTCATAGCGACTGTTTTAACCACGGTTAGATCAGCCGGGCTGATTTCTGCACCTTTAGGGATAACCCCCAATCGAAGCACATCACCGACACTGGTTGCACCGGGTACAAAAGTAGGTGGTCGAGTAGCGGATTTATTGCCAAAAGTACCGGCATGTGGAATATCATAAGATAGTCCGGGAGCGTCAATATTAGCCATTTTCTTTTTCCTATATAAATTAAGTTAATTAACCGGCGACCCGAAGGCAACCGGTTAAATACGATTAAGCGTTAGGGTCAACCGCGTAGGAATCAATTGTGATAACACCGTGATCGGTAGGTATACCATCAACTTCAAAACGCAACTTAGACTTACCGCCCATCATCGCTACGGAAACCTCAACGGTATTGCCGTGGTCAGTTTCTTCTTCATGCCAGTTATAGTAATAACCTGACTTCTGATGGCGACCATAAACCTCAGCCAGTGCTTGTGCGCCCAGTAATACAGAACGATCAACGTCAACCGCTGTCTGCACTGTTTGAATAACATTGCTTGTATCGTACTGGCGAACATCACTGCCCGTTGGGAAGCGACAAGCACGACCGGTCTTTTTAATCAAGATGCCGTTCCACATGCCAACCGTACCCATAAACAACGGATGATTAAAACCACGAGAGCGTTCATGCGCCGCAGCTAAGAACGTGCGCCATGCAGTTGCACCGGTATTGCTTTCAATTTGATGCCATACACGACTGGATACCTGCAAGCAGTACAGTGGATTATCATCAGCCTGTGGATCCATATTGCCTTTTACGTCCATTAATTTAATGGGCTGCAAAGGGTGTACCGTTTCATCAAGAAAGACGCGAAATTTGTCGATTTCAGTCAACGACAATATGTCAGCCGAGTCGATATTTTCAACGCCGGTAGCATCACCAGCAAAGAAACGACGATTACGTGTAGGAGGCAGAACGGTATTAACCATGATTTCAGCAAAATCAGGATCAGTTTCCAGCGGGATTTGCCAGTCAACACCAGAATCAAAGCCACGTGCGCCATAAATATGTACCTGGCATAACTGATCTTCCAGGTTAGAAACCCAGCCGCCCAGATTCGCCAGTGCCAATTTACGCAAGTTATGCACTGTACGTTGCTGTGACATGCGACCACCTGGGTCAACACCACCACGAGCCTGGTTGATTTTAATATCCTGTGATGAATAGGTCATATCCATCATTGAACCGGCCAGTTTTTTGTCGCCCATCACAGGTTTGCCCTGAATGATGTTGAACAAGTCAACCGAAACCGACTCACCCTGCTCTTTTGACAGATCAGTTACCCGAACAAACGGATAATCCGGTGAGGTTTGATTTTTTAGTTTACGTTCGGCATCGGTCTGCTTTGGCGCAGGCCCGACCATGTTTTTACGGAATGAAGGCTTACGGTTTGTTGATGCAAATAATGCAACCGAATACTTCTTAGCTGCCAGCGCAGAGCCGACACCAATAGTTGTTTGTCCCATGACTAATACCTCTAATCAAAATGCGATTAAAGACAGTGGGGTTATCCAGTAGCAAGCCATGCGTCCAGTTGAGCTGGGTTCATGTCTTCTAATCTACCTTCAATTTGTGTTACCGATAAATTTGTACCACTTTGTATGGCATCTGTGTCGATAAAATCACCACCGTCAAGATCAGATATGGATGTTGGGCTTTTTCCGCTTGCGTTACGCAATGCGTTATCAACCTGACTATCCAGATCACCTTTTTCAGTAGTAGTAATGGATTTGTCACCCATTTGTCTGCCAATTTCCTGATACCGTTCTTCGTAACTTTTGCTGTTCCACAAAGGATTTATACGTAATGACTTGTCTATGGCTATTGCCGTTTTCCAATCATCACCGCCTTTTGCTTGTAGCTCTGCTATAAACGGCACGTTATCAATAGCATCTTGAACAGAACGGGCTATATTTTCCTGCTCAGACCGCTCATTCTTAGTGATAACATTTTCAAACTTTTCAGATAGTTCATCGACTTTTTTTAACGCGGCCTGTGTCGTGTTGTGCATGGCGACCATGGTATCAACCACATCATCGTCATATTCTTCACGCAACTTTTCAATGTCCAGCTCACCAGTATTGGTTAATGGCGCATTTTTGTCTTTGTGCAATTCCTTTTCAGCAGCGGCACTTTCGTTTTCCAGATCCTGAATTCGGCTTTTTGTTTCATTCAACTCAGTACGAGTATCATTTAACTCATTGCGCGTATTTTCCAGTACCCCGTATGGCAGCGTATGCTTACCATTCTTGCTTTCAATCGGCGGCCTGGTTGACTTATCAACTTCACCACCTTTATCAACATTGTCTTCAGTTTTTTCCTTATCACCGGACGTCGCCTCATCTTCCTTAATTATTTCACCCTGCGTTTGTGGAATGGCATTGATTGAATCAATATCTTCCGGCATTTCATCAGGGTTGGCTTCATAATAAGCCATGGTTTTTTCCGGCTCTTGTTCGATTTCGTTATCTGTTATTGTTTGATCTTCTAAAATTGTCATTTACTACCGCCTTCTATCGCTCAGGTTGCGAAAATTTACGAGTTATCGGTCACGTAAAACGAATGGAATAAATTAATATTTGTTATTCCTGAATCCTTTTTAACAAAACAGGGTTCAGTATCAAGCGTTATTTTTCAAAATGTTTAAAATAATCAGCAATTTGCTGATTATGAAACTTTAATTTGTTTCGCATTGAATTAGTGTACGCTTTATATAGCTCTATATCATCTTTATATATTCGTATATTGCGTTGCGCGGGTTCTTCTGTCTGCTGGAACGCAAACGGTTCAGGCTTTATGTAAACCGTTTTAGGCGTAATACAGGCAGTCAGGCTACTTATTAATAACAGGAAAATCAGTATCTTGTTTAGCATTATTTTTTAACCTGTTTTTATCCCGTAATTTATCAATCAAATCTAGTTTGCTTTCGTCATTAACTTTTGATGCCGCTAATTTTTGCGTTGCTTCAAAATGAATTCGTGCTATATCAGCTTCGTGAATCTGATCTTGTGTTTCTGCATTTGATTCCAGTGTGTCAATTTCTTGTTTGTGATGTTTGTTTCGCGTTAATAAAAACTTAATGATTACACCAGCGGCAGCTAACAGTGCTGCGCCGACTAATAACAATTTATTTTTAATTGCGCTAAACATTATTTTCTAATTATGTCCTTAATATGACTCAATAATTTTTCATTTTGAGTTTCAACATGTGCAAATAGTTTTTCATCTCGCCTGTCCATTTCTTCATGTACCGCCATGATTACCGCTTGTTTACATATTATTATCCGATGTTCAACTTCTTCTTCTGAGATCGGAACGATGACGCTTTCTAATTTTTTGCCTTTTGCTTTTAATAACCAGCCCGTCAAAATCATAACTGATCCGCTTAATATTTCCTGCCACCATCTTATAAAAAAAACGGTATGTTCGACATCGTCTGGGGTTACGTGCGAAGCCATTATTGTTCCTTTATTCGTTATTATTGATTAACTACTATTGATTCAGGATGTACCTGCACATGCAAATGCAAATTTGCACCATCACCATGTAGCATACAGATTTTTTTATTCAGTCTAGCCGGATCATATTCATATGTTGAATTAATATAATGCTCGACAACCCTGCCTACTTTTATATCGCGGCAACGCAAATCAATGCCACGCAACGGTAATTGTCCGTGTACACCTTTATCACCAATACGATACAAACTGGTCACGGTAAATTCAAACCCAAAACGATGCTCAACATCTTTGACAATGCTGCGTAATAACGGATTAATAAATTCGAGCTGTCCTATGTCTATTTTCATTTTTTCACCATAATAAATAACCTAATAAAACACCTGTTAAAAAAGGGATTGCTGCAAATAAAATTAAACCACCGCAGAATTTAATCACTGGGTATTACCTTGTTTTAAGACCTGATTTAAGCCGCCACGTACTCTTTATTGCCAAACAAACCTGCACCGTTATCAATATCAACCCGATACGTCACACTTGCTACAATATTATTATCAGTAATAACCAGTATGCCGTTTACATCAGTTGATAAATTGGTCAATCTGGCAACTAATACGCCCGTTGTTTTATTGTATATATTTGCAACCCAGCCAGATTGACTTGCCTGCACTGCTCCAGAATAATTTTTTATTGTATCCGTAGTAATGGTTGCACCAGCACTAGGTACTTGACGAGTTATCTGAAAACCCGTTAAATTATTATTACCTGCATTGTCAATTACAAATACAAAGGCGGTCTGACCTTCTGCTACTGGCAGATCAGCAGTGAAATCCAGACTGGTATCAGACCAGGCGTTTAGCAATTGCGTGATAGCGGCAGAATCAAAAACATCATCAGTTGGACTAATAATCAACCTGTTTAAAACACCATTAGTTTTAAAACTTGTACCCGTAATAATGATGTTTGCTTGACCTTGTAGAACAATTTCGTCCGTATCAACGTCAGTAATTACCGGTAGTATTGAAACTATCTCCCTGGTTATTTGAAAGCCAGCAGAAAAAGCACCAGAATTGTTTTTAACAAATACAAAACAGACGTAGCCTTCTGGAACAGGTAGATTTGCGGTGAGCTGTAATGAAGTATCAGACCAGCTTGTTATTGTTTGCGTGATTGCGCCAGCGTCATTTACATCATTGGTTTGACTGATTTTTACTAACCCAATTCCCTGGCTTGCTCCAAAATCAAGACCCGTAACCGTTACGCCGGTTTGTCCTTGAGTAACAATTTCGTCCGTATCAATGTCAGTAATTGATGGTGGAGCCCCCCACCAGTTAACGTCATTATTAGCCAAAACATTAGTATGACTATCAAGACGCTCTTGCGTAGTTGATGTACCTGTGAATAATTCAGCGTAATAAATTTGACCCTGGATATTACGCGTTCTATCCGATGTATTACCTATATTAAAATCATGTGATAATGCAGGATTAAAATATAAAGCGGCATTTAATGGTAAACGCGCTGCCCCGGAAGGTGGAATTAATACATTATCAACGTACAGCTTACAACGATCATCCTCAGCCGCCTGTGTTGTGTCTATATCAAATCGAATTGTATTGATTGTTGCTAATGTAAGGCTGTTGTATTCAACAAAAGATAAACCGTCTACATCTTCGGAAAATTCTACCTTGAGTGCCGTTGTACCTATTGCATTGAGTAAAAATGTTGACTCCCATGAGTCCACACCTCTGCCAAAAGACATTAAATGTCCTTGTACCGCATTACCAACTAAGTTTTCTACATTAATAAAAATAGAAAATGTGGTAGCATTATTTAATGATGAATATATAGTCCCGTTTACATCTATATCGCTTAATTCTATCCTTGCAGTTTGAGCAGTACTAGGTACAGCAACAAAATCAAGTCCATTACCTGCTGCGTTACTTGTCCAGTTTGCATCTGCCGTGTTGTAATTAATCGTTAAATTATTACCATTACCCGTATCATCAGCGACCGTAGTGGGTATTTGTCCACTACTTGCTTCATTAAATAACCATCTTGCTATTGATATTGCCATTTTATAATAATCCTATAAATGCATTGCCCGCAGCATCTATAGCCGCTGGTACACTAGATGTAATAACTACATCATCGACATAGCATGTCTGTGTTGCAGTTGAACCATCATCGGGGTTAACAAGACCGTTCCAATACGTATAAAAATACACAAAATCAGACGTGGATGATGCAGAGCGTAAAGTTGGTGTTAGTAAATCTTCAAATATTAAAATACCGTCCTGCCAAACACGGTAAATTCCCTGGTTGGCTTCCGAATGAAATTTAATTTGCATTTCGTAGGTAATCCATTGGTCGCGCGCAGCGGGTGTTCCTAGCCCCCTAGGGGAATTTGGATCATTCTCAGGCCAGATAGGGTTGTTGTCCCAGAAAGTTGTATCCACTTCTGTATTAACATTGATTAGTCCGCCTGTAGACCCACCTTTTATTAAAGTGCTGTGATATCCTTCATTTGCACCGCCTGAACTTCTGACGTGGATACGCATAAACTTCATACCCTCACCACCAGCAGCAAAAGTCCATCCTGCTGGATAAAATACGCGTACCCGCCACCGCACTTCATCTCCTTGACCTAATTGCTCAGGGAAATTCCACGCACCGCCCCAGCGACCAAACCCCTGGTCTCCAGCGACGATAGAACAACTACCTGCCTGTGAACCGGAATAAACCGGTGAACTAACAATTTTGCTATCGTCAGCAGTGCCATGAAATGCATCCGCAGTCGTAGGTAACTGTGCATTATCACCAGGGTTACCACTTTCAAAATCAGCAGTTATTGTCCAGCCATCTCCTGGAACCGGTGCAACATCAATAAATATATTCGCAGCATTTGTTGTTGCACTGTCAATTATATTTGTTCCAGTAATTGAAATATTTGATAATGTTTGCAATGTTGTGGGCGCACCGCTTATTACGCCTGTTGATGTATTTAAACTCAAGCCTGCTGGTAACGTACCGTTAAGCGTATAGGTGTCAACTGCACCGCCAGTAAACAGGCCTGATGTTGAATATGTGTAAGCAACATCAATAAATCCATCTGGCGGGTTAAATATGCCGGAGGCAATTGGCGCAGACAATGGCTCTTCATTTTTTAAGCCAATATAGCTATTAGAAATAACCACGTCATCAATATATAAATGGTGATCGCTTAAAGCAACTGGTTCGCCGCCAAAATAAAAATCCATCCAGATAGAATATATTTTTAACGCCGGAGTATCTCTGAAACGCATATCCAGTCGCTCATGCGCTAAAACGCCATCTACCCAACCTCTCATAATGCCGTCATTTATTGTTGGAGTGTTTAGTTTTATGTATTGCTCAATACAGTACCAACGATTATTATCTAAATTAGCTACGTTATTATTAAGCCAATCGGACTCAGTACCCCACTGATCAAATTGATCAACATGGTAAATATAATTACTTAGTTGAGTTTTACCTGCATTTTGTTCTTGATATAACCCTCTTGCTGACCAACCGTTAAAGCCGTCTGCCTGCCTGCCGCCCCATCCTGCAACCCAGTATGTACCTGAGATACCAGGTAATTTACCACTTGTAGCAGGATCCCAGTCATTAGCTAAACGTAAATAATATCTAAAATATATTTCTTCGGGTTCCACCACACCCCTGTCTGCAAATTGATAAGACCAACTTGCGCCTTCGTGTGCGCCTTGTGCAAATTTAACTTTTAACGCATTACCTTCTAAAGCAATAAAACCCAGTGACGGATCTGAACTAATTAATGATGTATTGCCAGGCGTAGATGTTAAACCCCAGTCGTTAAACCATGCTGTATTGCTAAAATCTGTGGTTAAAATATGTTGTGCTGTGGCATTAATCGCTATATCGGCAACATTAGTTGCTATGCTGTTAGTGATGTTTGTTGCTGTAACTGCAATGCCGACCATTGTTTGGCTTGTTGTTGGTATGCCGCTAATGTTGCCCGTTGTTGCATTAAAAATTAAACCATCTGGTAAATCACCGCTTAATGCAAATAAATCAACTGCGCTGCCGGTAAATAAAAAAGCGGTTGCATAAAAATAATTAACACCAATTACACCATCCGGCGGGTTAAATACACCGGACACCGTTAGTCCACGGACGATTTTACCGCCAGCGATGTTTTTAGTGCCAGAAGTTATGCTAATGCTATAATTAACACCGGTCGCCATTGAATTAAGCCTTAATTATTTTAAAGATCCCGTTATCGCTAAACGTTACATTTATATCGCTGGCAACCATGCTTAATGCGGTTATACCATCGGTTGTTAAATCAATATAACCAATTGCATCAACTACACCGGCATGAGTAACGTTATAAATCAGTGCTGAACGTATATTAATCGGGCCAGCGGCATTTTTCAGCCATTGAATAGTGCCCGATGTCACTTTAAACGTAGCAATGCCGCTTACCTCAGTAAACGTGACAGTAATCGCTTCACCACCTGGCGTATAACCTGTGCCGACTGCTTCTATATAATCTGAGCTGTCCGGCGTTGTATCCGCAGCAGAAATAGTCGGCGTTGCTCCACCAACCGTATTACTCAGCAACATAACTTTAAACGCATCATTGTCTAAGTCGTGAGAACCATCAGCCATGCTTTTTGTAAACGCATTAAAAACTGTTAATGTACCTTGTGCCATTTTTTACGCCTCTTTTTGTCTTTTGCCGATTGTGGTACTTTTACCTTTCTAAAATCAGCTTTCAATGATTATTTTTCACTTAACGGTTGTATCGTTACTTTACGAAAATGCACACCACCCATGCTATGCAATACGCCAATTACAGCCGTTAATATTGCAAAATATTCTGGCTCCATCAAAGGCATAAATAACGCTAAATTAGCATGTATCACCCAAACCAATTTCATTATATTGTTAAAATTTATAGTCCTTGATTTTGATATAACGCTCACGTACCCACCTCTTTAATTGTTGCCATTTTAATGTAATCCATGCTGTTAATGATGCAAACAACGCAGCTATGGCAGTGAGCCAATTGTTGCCGTCAACCCCTTCGGGCTGTTGGGGTTGGTCAGTCGCTTTACTATTGCAGTCACAACCTCCGGCGAGTCTATTGATTCACGATTGTCTGTATCTAATGCAGTAACACTGTAAATATATGTTGCATCAGATACATTACTCATATCGTAAACCTGTCTACATGCAGTATTGTTACTACCTGCTGCTGTCCTGGCTCCGTCTTTTGTCACATAAAAATTAACCTGTGCAATCTCATTAAGAGCCAGTGCTGTACCGTCTGTGCGAGCAATCGGGTACACACACTCAATCGTAAGTTGTTGCTGCTCTGGTAGTGACGGATCAATGTTTAACGTCACTGCAAATGCAGCTTTGTAAAATGCAAATGATGTAAACAGAATTAATGCAAATAGGATTGATTGTACTATGTTTATTGATATTTTCATTTTAGCCTCGTTAGTGGTTTAATTGATTTGATGGGTTTTACGTGATTGACATTGAGTGTGTTATTACTTAAAACATCAAGTGACACCACATGAGTATATTTTTTTGTTTGAATATACCTTTTTATGACAATATTATTGTTATCAACAACATTCCCATTTTTTATTTTAATAGGCTGTAGTGATTTAGGACTTTTAATCCTCTTTGCATCTAATACAAAATGGACAATAGCGTTTTTATTTAAAACTCCATCTGTAAAAATACGGCCATCATCATGTATGATAGTGTCATTCTGTGGGTTTGTGTGTTGCATAATTATCATAATGCGCCCCCATCTGTTATTGTCCAGCTATTCGGGGGATCTGTTAATACTAATCGTGCTGTTGTTTCAGTGTATTGTGCTGACCCGGCATGTAAATTTACCGCTGTTTGTAATGTAAGCAATGACCATGAGGCAAGTAACAAATCATAATTTGTATTTGAAAAATTAGATAGATTAAACATAGAACCCATATCAGTAACTGCGCTAACATTCCAGTTTGATACATCTGGGTTTGCTACAGATGCCTCTCTAAACATATAACCCATATTAGTAACTGCGCTAACATTCCAGTTTGATACATTTGGGTTTGCTACAGATGCATTATAAAACATAGCACCCATATCAGTAACTGCGCTAACATTCCAGTTTGATACATCTGGGTTTGCTACAGATGCATTAAAAAACATAGCATACATATTAGTAACTGCGCTAACATTCCAGTTTGATACATTTGGGTTTGCTACAGATGCATTATAAAACATATAACCCATATTAGTAACTGCGCTAACATTCCAGTTTGATACATTTGGGT